GTACCAGGCATCGCGTTGTATTCCTCTTCGGTGCGGGGGTCGTTGAACCGATCGAATGCCTCCTGCTTGATCTGCTCTGTGGTCTTTTCTGCAGGCTGGAATAGGGTCTGCCCCTCCTCCACTGGCGGCTTGGGCTTGCCCTGCATCTCCTTGATGGAATCCTTCACGGCGGCCAGGGCCTCCTGCCGGATGGCATCGGCCTCCTTGGCAGAGCGAGCCTGCTGGAGCTTGGTGGCGAACTCGTTGATCACATCTCCCACACCCGTGAGGTTCTTCATGGCCTCGAAGGTCCCCAGGGTGGTCCCGGCGTCCTGCTTGATCCCGGTCGCGGCCTCCTTGTCCACGGTGGCGGCCTTGCCCACGGCCTCCTCGTAACGGCCCCCGGTGAGCACCTGGCCCACCGTCTTGTCCGCGCGCAGCTTCGACCGGATGAAGCGGATCAGGTCCGTTTGCTGCTCCAGGGTGGACTGGTAGGACTCCTCGGAGCCGAAGAGCCCCTCTTCCTGGGTGGTGGTCACCCGGGAGCCCTTGATGCGGTCCAGCATGTCCCGCCAGAAGGCGCTAGTGATGTCCTCGGCGCCCTTCTTCTTCAGGATCGTGTTCAGCTCCTGCAGGGCCACGCCCTGTTGTTGGGGCGTCAGGCCAGCCTTCCCGGTCTCGACCGCCAGGCGCTCAAACTCGGGATCGCTCTTGGCGGCCTGGAACCAGGGATCGCTAAGGCGGGAGAGGGCCAGGCCGTTCACCACCACGTCCTTGTTCGTGGGGATGCCCAGGCGCTCCAGGTCCCCCAGGGTGTACTTGCCGTCCCGGAAGAGGGTCCCGGCGTCCATGGCCGTGCCCTTCCCGGAGGCGATGTTCTGGATGGCCCCGGCGATCTTGGCCTCGCCCGCGTTCTTCGCGTCAATGAAGCGAACCTTGAGCCGGTCCACGCCCAGCTTCTTCGCCAGGTCGTAGCGATTGTGCCCGTTCACCACGTAGGTCTTGCCGTCCGCAGGGTCGCGCCAGGCGCTGATGGTTCCCGCGCTATCAGGGTTCCAGACCTTCACGCCCGCCAGGGAGCCCGAGGCGCCGGTCTCCTTGTTGACCTGGTTCAAGCCGGTGGTCTCGTTCCGGCCCTTGTACTGGAACCTGGATGGGTCCGCGGTCAGCTCGGAGGTGGGGATGGTGAAGTCCTCGCCGCTGGGCTGCAGGCCGGGGATGTCCTTGAAGGCTTCCGGGACCTGCCCCATGAGAGGACGCATCGGGGAGCCTTCCCCGCCTGGCCCGGTGATGGTGAGACCATACTTCTCAAACTGTTTTAAAGGGTCCAGCCCCTCACGCTGGGACAGATTCACAAGCCCCCGGGCCGCCAGGGTGGCGTTGTCCTCAGCGATGGCCGGGGTGAATCGGCCGGTGGCCTCCAGGCGCTTCTGCAACTCGGCCTTGATCGCGGTGAAGGCCTGGAACTGCTCGTCGGGGAGTTCGGCCTTGGCCTGCTCTACCAGCTGCGCCACGCGCTCGGGGGCGGTCTTCTCGTACTCCTCCGCCTGGCGCGGGGTCATCTCCTGAGAGAGAAGCCGGAGGTCCGGCTTGATGGCCTCCAGCTGCTGGGGGTTCAGATGAGCCAGGAGGTTCGCCGTTGGGATCTGCACGTCCGTCCCGGCCGCCAGGGCCTCCACGTAGTTCTTCACGCCCAGCTTCTCGATCATTTGGGCCGCGGCCGGAGCGTCCAGGCCCTGCTTCTGGAAGAAGGTCTGAAGGTGATCAGAATTGATCAGTGCCGTCTCGGCACCCGTGTCCTTGAAGATGCCCGTGGCGGCATCTTGAAAAGCCTCGGGGGAGCGCGCCTTCAGCTTCGACTGCGCCGTCAAGGCGATGGCGTGGTTCAGGTATCCCGCGCCCTCCAGGCCGATGAATGAAGCGATGTTGTCCTGGGCGCCCTCCAGCAGGGGGGTGTTGGGGGCATAGGGGCGGCTGAGTAGATTCTCCGCCACGGTGACACCGGTTCCCAGGGCGGCGCCCCGGGCTACCCGGGCAGTCACGCCCTTGGCGAGTTCCTTAGCCACGGCCATCTTGCCGCCCTGGGCGAAGGCATCCGCCAGAGCCTGCTCGCTGCCGAACTTCCCGCCCGGGACGAAGGCGAGTGCCGTATTCAGTGCCCCAGATCCGGTCGCCTTGAACATGGCCTGGCCCGGGGTTGCCCCGCGTTCAAGCGCAGACCCGCCTGATTCACCGAAGGCTTCACCGCCGAAGACGAAGGGCGCCGCGGGGCCCGTGAGAACCGCCTTGGTCATGGTGCCCGCGATGCCAGCGGCGAAGTCTGCTACGTGCCCAGAGGTGGTCTCAGGCGCAAGGCTGGGATCGGTGAACAGGGGGGTGTAGTAGTCCCGGATATCCTTGCCGACCCGGGCCACCAACTGCTCCCGGTCCACATTCCCAGCAGGATTGAAGGCTAGGTTAAGTGCCTTGGCCCACAGAGCTCCGTCAGGCTTGCTGGCTTCCGCATTCACGGCGTCCATGAGTATGGCCGCGCCGCCGATGGCGCGGAAGGTGCCGCCCATCATCTTCTGGGGGAACTGGGCCACCTGGCTCGTCACGTCCTTAGCGACCCTCTCCAGGTGGGCCAGCGTCCAGATGTCGTCATGCGCCACTGCAGCGTTGTCCGGTGTGGAGAGCCACTGTGCGGTCCGGGAATGGCTTCGCACCAGAGAATCGAAGTCGATGGAATCCAGGGTGGACTGCTTCTGGAGCATGGGCTGAAGGTCGCTCTGCTGCACCACCTGGGGCGGGACGCCGGTCTTCATGGCCAACTTGAGGGTCTTCGCATAGGCGTCCGGGTCATAGTCCAGGCCTACGGCCATGGACTGCTTGAGCTGGGCCGCCTGACTCTGCCCCTGCAGGAGTTGCTGCACCGATGCGTTGTAATCGGGCTCGGCCATTACTTGCTCCCCTTGGTGATGGGCACACGAGGCGTCTTGATCACGGGCGGGGCCACGACCAGGTTGGGCATCTTGCCCGCGAGGTAGGCCTGGCGGATCTGGGCATCGGTCGGAGCCGTGACACCGTTGTTCTTGAAGGCCGTGATGATCTTTTCCCTGTCGTCGCTCGGAACTTCGATGGTGGCCGGGTCGGAAACCATGGCGAGCGGAACCTCGTCACGGTGGGGACCGAAGATGCCCCAGAGAGTGCCCGGGGAGGTTCGGATCACCTTGACCGAGTTCCGGCCCACAATGGTCTGCATCTCGGGCTCAGAGAGGGGGCGTCCGAGGCGCTCCTGCTCATAGGCGATGTCCAGGCGGGACTGAAGGGCAATCTGCCCCATCTGGCCGCCCACGTTCCCATTGTCGTCCTTGGCCTTCGGGTCCACCCCGTAGGACTCGGCGATCTCCTTGATCACCTGCATGGAAGCGGAGATGGGGATCTCCTTCCCGGGAGAGTTCAGCTGCTGCTTTACCTGCAGGACCCGCTCCATCATGGGGAGGCCCAGGGTCTTGATCTGGGAGAAGATCACCGAGTCGGGGGTGTTCTTCAGCTTCGCCAGGGCCTCAGGAGTTCCAGTGAGGGCCCAGTAGGCGGCGAACTGCGCCGGCCCCGCGGGCTCCCCATCGTTCCGGTGGTCGATGGCATGGAGGTAGGTGTTGAGTGTCATCCGACCCTTGCCGGAGAGGTTCTGGACCTCGGGCGCCAGAAGGGCGGCCGCGGTGGTGCCCCCGGGGGCCTGGCGGATCTTCAGGGCCGCATTGATTCCAGAGCTATCGGTGGCCTCGATCTGCTCCTTGTGGACGGAATAGGCCTCCTTCAGCTGCTGGTCGGCGACCTTGTAGGCTTCGACGCTCAGGGTTCCGGCGTCCCGCTGCTGCTTCAGGATGTCCGAGGCCTGCTCGATCTGGACCGTGCCATCCGGGAGCAGGGTCTGCTTCAGGGCGGCGTCCCCCGCCTGCATGCCCACGAGGAGGTCGTTCTTCCCCTTCACCTTCTCCAGGAGGGCCTCGTATTCGGGCCCGGTGATCTCGTCGTTCTTCTTGGCCTCGCCAAGGACCTGGTAGGCCGGGCCGGTGAGGTTGGAGGCCAGCAGGGCCTGGATCTGGGTGGTGCGGGCAACGCCCACCTGCTGGCGCGTGAAGAATTGCTCCTGCTCGGGGCTCATGCCGACGAGGCTGGCGTATTGGGCGGCGGTCTGCTTGATGCCGCCAATGGAGTCGTTCACGATGGCCGGGTCCGTGGCGTTCTGGCCCACCTTGCTCTGCAGGTTCCCGATGGTGGCCAGGGGGATCGACTGGGCATGGGCCTGGGCCTGAGAGACCAGCTGGTTCGTGGCGACTCCGTTCACCTCGACCTGGGAGCGGCTGGCGAGCTGGTTGAAGTACTTCAGGGCCCCGCCGGTCAGGCCGTCCGAGGCGTTGTCCATCAGGGCCTTGTGGGTCTGCATGGCAGCATCGACCAGGCTCACGCCCGGGTCGGCGCCGTAGGCATTTGGATCCAGGACATTCCCGCCGGTGATGGTCTTGATCTTGGCGGTCAGGTTCTGCACGTCCGGCATGACCTTGTTGAAGGCGTCCTGGGCCCTGAGCTGATCCGCCTCGTCCTGGGCCGTGGCCTGGATGTGGGCCAGCTGGCCGGCGGCGCCCTGGATCTTCTCCCCCATCTCCGTCCCGAAGGCATCGCCCGCCCCACGGAGGATCCGATGGGGGTCGAGCTGGGCGTCCGGTGTCAGCTGGGCGGCGACCTGGGGAGCGTTGTAGACCGGGATTTGCATGGATCAACTCCCGAAGGGCTTCCGCCCCCAGTTGGTTCCGACACCGTAGGCGTTCACCGAGCCACTGAGCAGGGAACCGGCCGCGCCTATGGCAGCGCCCTGCTTGGCGTAACTGCCCATGAGCTGGTCCCCGACCGCCTGCGTCTGAAGGCCCCAGGCCTGTTTCATGGCGTTGGATCGGATCGTCAGGGCGTCGAACTCACCGAACTTGGTGGTCTGGTCCAGCACGTCCCCGAAGCTGCCCGATCCGGCCACGGCCCCGGAGGCGCCCATGGCGGCCGTCTGCTGGCCCTCCACCTGGCGGACCTTGTTCCGCTGCTGCTCCTCGGCGATGGAGCCCATCTGGAGGGCCTCGTTGGAGCGCTGGGTGGCCACGTTGGCGTTGTAGTCCGCCATGTCGCTCTCGGCCTTGCCCTTCTGGATCTGGCCGTAGGCGGTCATGGCGGTGCCAGCCAGCGCAGCGCCCGTGAGCAGGCTGGAGGATCCACCAGCGGCGGCTGCTCCAGCCCCGCCGGTGAAGTAGGCCACGGCTGCGAGGGCGGCCAAGCCGAGCATTTGGTTATTGCACATGAGCCCTCCAGATCTGGAAGAGGTGGAAGTCCATCCCTAGCGGACCGGCCGGGGCGGGAGGGTTGAACTGGAAGCCGATCCACTTCAGCCAGCGGATGGCCACGGTGTTCCGGGCGTCCACGAGGTTCACCAGCACGGGGAAGGTCTCCAGCCAACGGTGCACGACCGGCTTGGAGCCCTGCAGGAAGAATCGAGCATGCTTGGTGATCTGGTCCGTGCCCACGGCCCAAGGGACGCCAGCCCCGCCCAGGAGGGATCCGGGCACCACGCCGAAGACGCAGAACGGCACCCCATCAGCCAGGGCCACCCAGCACTCGGAGGATACCTCCAGGCCGTGCTTCATCACCTCTAGGGGGAGCTGGAGGCTGGAAGCCCAGAGCTCGTCCACATCAGCCTGGCGAACGTAGGGAGCCAGGAGGTGGACATGCTCCTCGGTGGCGGGGACGATCTCATAGGTCATGAGAAGGGCCCTCCCACGCTGACCTCGGGGATCAGGGCCAGGATCGAAATCGGGTCCGGGGTATCGTGGCGGATCCAAAGGTCACCGGCGGGCCCCCAGCTCGTGGCGATGCGCACCGGGGCGATGCCCGTGAACATATTGGTGGGTGTGTCGTAGTTCTCAGCGGATCGGACCTTCACCTCGGAGAGGTGATCTAGGTCACGGCCCGCCTTGATGCTCCGGGACTCGTTCACCAGCATGCGGACAGCCGAGATTGCTTTCGCCTTTGGGACGATGGTCTCGATGTTGGGGACGCTTAGGTCCAGGGTCTGGAGGTCTGCCGTGATGGGCAGGCCCACATGCACCCGATAGGCCGGGGGGTTGATAACAATAGCCCCACCCGACACTACCTGCTGGTCCTGCACGTTGCCGTCCGCAAGAATGTTGACGGTCTGCCCTTCCAGGTGGGAAAGCCCGGAGAAGGTGTTCCTGGCCATGAACCAGTCCGAGCGGGGCGTGTTGCGGTAGCCCACGGGCAGGATCCGGTTGGGGATGGCCAAGGCCTGGGTGGTGCTGGAGGTGGCCTGGATGGTCAAGCGGTAGGCGATGCCCGAGGCGTCCACGAAGACCAGCTGGTCCCCAGCGTCCGTGGTGGCAGGGTAGGCGAAGATCGGGGCCGAGCTGGTGACCGTGAGGCTCTCGGTCTCATTCCAGAGGGTTCCGCCGGTGATGGTGACCGTGACCCCTGTCAGGTCTGTGGTGGCGCTCACGCCGCCCTTGGTCTTCACGCGGCCATCGTAGGAAAGGCCAGCGTCCACAAAGAATCCGTCCTTGATGTCCGTCACGACCCGGGTGTCGATCCGCTCCACATAGCGCTTGGTGGCTCCGCCGATGGTCCGGTTCACGATCACATAGAGCACGTCCTCATTGCCCTCGGAGACCACACATAGGCTCTCATAGGTGCCCAGGGTGTCGTGCCGGTGCCAGGCCACGACCTGCTGCTCCTTCATGTAGGTGAGGCCCAGGAGAATGCCGTCATCCCGGATCGCGTAAACGATGGTGTTGGGGATCTGCTGGTAGGCCCACTCGGTGATGGTGTGCCCCTCTACCAAGTGGTTGGCGAAGACTGTGAGGTCCTCCCCTGTGAAACTGTCGTTGGCGAACTGGTAGGACAGGTCCCGGACCACCTGGCCCATGCGCTGGAGGAAGATGGCGGTGTTCCCGACCCCGATAGGGGGAAGGTCAGAGGACCCGCGGTATCCCTGCAGGATGCAGTTGATGTTGGAGGGCGTGATCACGTCCTGGGAGGAGTTGCCCACCACCCACTCACCGCCAGCCGTCAGAAGCATGAGGCGGTTCATGGCCAGCATGGACTTGATGGAGTCCACCTTGGCGGAGGCCAGGGTGAAGGTCACGGCATCGTCATCCAGAACAGGGCTGGATACCCCAAAGTCATTAAAGGCGCCGGTCCGGCTCATCCAGATCGTCTGGGGCTGATTAGCGTTGTTCCCGAAGCATAGGCGCTGCTGGTGCATGGCCACACAAGAGGGGTAGCCCAACGAGGGCCCCCAGGCGCCGAAGGCGTACTTGTAGGTCGGGGCGTGGGTGGTGGCCAGGGACGCATCGGTCACGGTGCCAGAGACAAAGCTGGCGAAGTCCGAGGTGACCCCATCCAACATGACGATGCCGGGGTTGATGCTGATATTGGTAGGGTTAACGACAGTGATGGCCGAGGATCCCGAGATGGTGACCGGCATGCCGCTGACGATCGAGATGTAGGTCAGGGTGAAGTTGCAGGTGTCCCCGGTCACGAAACCAGGGAAGGCAGCGGCCGCGCAGGTCAGGGCCAGACCATCAGCCGTGGCGCCCGTGAGGGTCACGGGGGTACCCAAGCCATCGAGGAGACTGTCCGGCATCCGGCTCAGGATGCTGATCGAGCAGCTGGTGCTGGGCGTGGCGTTCAGGGTCCCCGCCTGGATCAAGCCGATCCCGTAGCCCTGGTGCAGGAACATCCATGTCACGCCGCCATCGTTCCAGATGTCCACGGTGTTGATGGGACGCAGGGCGCCGGTGGTCCCGGCGCTGGTGGCCTGGTAGTACTTCCCATCGGATCGGCGGATGTCTCCGATGGAGATGGGCTTGTTGACCTCCCAGGGCACCCCGAAGTCCTTCTGCTCCAGGTAGAGCAGGAGGCCCACATGAGCACTGGTGAAGATCGGCTTCGAACAAGTGACCGTAGCTATGCCAGTGGTTTTGCTCACAGTCATGGAGACGGTCAGATCGGAATTGATCGTCTGGAAGGGCCCATTCTGGGGGTTGAAGGCCGTGAGAGTCCAGTGGTCATTGGCGTAGCGCTTGAGCTGCTGCACTGGGTGGTTCGGATGCACGATGGTCATCACGTCCGCGGTCTGGGTGAACTTCAGCAAGGGCAGGTCCGCCGTGCCGTAGGGTGTGGCGATCTCTACGGGCTGGCCTGGAGTGCCATAGGCCGATCCCACTGGGTAGACGACCTGGCCACCGTTGCTCCAAAAGCGGATGTAGCCCGCGCCGAACTCCAGCACGTAGGTCTGGATGGTGTTGAAGCTGAAGGGGATCAGGCGGCAGCGCTTGGTCTGATCCTTGACCGTGCCCAGGTAGCGGCTCCCGGCCCGGTTCTTGACCCCACCGTAGGGGTAGACCACGAAGTTCCGGCAAGTCTTAAGGCTGGTCCCATAGCGCGCAACATCGACCCGACCCCAGAGAGTGGGCGCGAGTTCGCCGCCAGCGAGGGAAGCCTGGATGGCTTGGCTACCCATAGTAGGGCCAACTGTCGCGGGAGAAGGGAACGGCCATGTTCCGGGTGGCGATCAGCTCGGAAGGCGGTTCCGGGCCCTCGGCGCCCTCGCTCATGTTCCGAGCGGCGGCGGCGCTGGAGACCAGCGCATAGGCCTGCCGCGCCTGTTGTGAGACGGCAGGGTTCACGGACAAGGGCATGGCGATCTCGGAGGCCAGCAAGTAGGCGAAGGCCGAGACGAACATGGGGTCCCACATGGTGGTGTCGGTGACGCGGGCCCGGTACACCAACTCCGCAGAGCCCATGTCCGTGTAGATCACGCGGCCCACACCTGGTTCGTAGGCCACTCTGAAGGGGACCCGGGCGGCGGCGGTAGGGGTGCGGAGACCCGGGATGGTGATGGCGATGGCCATCAGGCAGTCCGAGGGGTAGGCGTACTTGAAGGCCCAGTTGGTAGGTGGATCGCCCGCAGCCTGGGCCAGGGTGACGCGCACCTCGGCAAAGTTCCAGGGGTAGTCCCGGAGGATGTAGTCCAGCGTGGCGTCGAAGAACTGCGCGCAGACGTTGGCCTCCTGGGAGCCCTCCTTCATGTCTGCGATGATCGTGGAGACCCCGATCCGCATCAGGGCCATGTTGCAGATGTCTACCTTGGAGGCCATGAGGGGGTCCTTGTGGCGAGCCCTGCGCCGGCCGCCCCTGGGAGGAGCGGCCGGTCAGAACGGATTAGGCCTGGTCGGTGTCGTCCGCTTCGGAGGTCAGGCCGAGCTTCTTCACCTGGGCCTTGGGGAGGATCTCGTAGGCCGGAGACTCACCGTTGTCGTCGGGAACCTCGAAGATCTCGCCTGGTTCCTTGATGTTCTTGTGGTAGAGCCGGACTTTCGCTTTGACGAACATGGGTGCTCCAGAAAGAAGGAGCCGGAGCGGGCCCGAAGACCCACTCCGGCGGTTGAGGACTAGCCGACGGAGAAGCCGGAGCCGATCTGGATCGGGCTGTTCTGGGGGTCCTTGACGATGAAGGCGGAGGCCGCGCCCGCGGCATTGGCGCCCACGTTGCGCCAGGCGATGCGCAGGTAGCGCTTCAGGCCGGAGCCGGGGACGCGCATCACCGGGAAGCGGTAGCCGGCCACCAGGGACGCCACGGGGATCGCGGCGCTGAGTGGGAACTCGGCGAGGGCGGTGGCGAAGTTGGTGTTGGTATCGGTCTGCAGCACGGGCTGCAAGGAGGTGCCGCCAGTGACCGCGGTATTGATCTGGGCGAGGATGGAGATCTCCTCGCCGGGGCCGAGGTCGGACGCCCAAGCGGCATTGGCCGCCAGGTGCGGGGCGAGGTCGATGATGTTGGTGCTCGTGACATCCGCGCTGCTGGCGAAGCAGTTCTGCGAGGCACTGAAGACTTCCTGGGAATCGAGAAACATGGGGATCTCCGAATGGTTGAGGGAGGGTGGAACCTGGCCCAGGGGTCGCCCCAGGCCAGGAGGAGGACCTACGAGACGAGCGCCTCGGTGGTGAGCAGCTGGTCGCACATGCGGATGGGGATCCCCATGAAGTTCGTGACGAACTGCTGGTTGCCGAACTGATCGGCGCCCTCGGTGAGGCTCAGGGCCGCGGTGCTCTTGTTCATCGCCTGGATCTTCAGCATTTCGCTGATGGTGCGGTTCACGTAGAACACGGGTCGGCACTTCTTCAGGGCCGGGATGCGCGCCTGGGCCTTGATCATCAGTTCGATGAGCTTGAAGGTCGTGCCGCCGGTGTCCGTGAGGAGGTTAGTCTGGTCAATGTTGCAGATGCGGACGGCGTAGCGCCAGTCGCGCACGGCCAGGCCGCACTTCCACTGGAACCGATCCGCGTAGGCGCGGAAGCGGTTGTTGCTGGAGTCGAAGGCGTCGATCTCGCCGAGATCCTGGTGGACCAGGCCGGCCGAAGATCCCTTGGGGAAGATGCCTGTGATGGTGTTCTCGCCCCAGCCGATGAGCCAGATCGAGTTGTTGTTGTTCGCGGTGGCGCCGCCGGCCTTGATGATGTTCTGGCCGTTGGTGGCGGTGCTGAGGCCGTACCGGGCGGAGAGGCCCAGGAAGCGCTCAGGGTTGACGCTGGTGTCCCCGTAGAAGAGGGTCTGCACGAAGGTCTGGTTCATGGACTCCAGGAAGGAGTCGGCCTCGGACAGCCGGAAGGCGGCGGTGTTGCCGTTCAGCTCGGCGATGTCCTTGTCCACTTCGGACCGGGCTTCGAGCATGCCACAGGAGTCGTCCACCTGGGCGCGGATGCTCTTGCTAGGGGGAACGCCGCCGTAGAGCTGGCGCCAGACGACCGTGGGCAGGCCGGTGCGGATGGTGGAGCGGTGGCCGGTGGGCAGGTTGCCCTCGATCCACAGCATGTCATCCAGGACCTCGTTGGTCTGGTTGAGGAGTTCGACGACAGCCGCGGTGGTGCCGTCAGGGTTGATGGACTTGGCGAAGTCGAGGAGGGTAACTGCGCCTGCCTTGGGAAGAGTGGCCATGTGAGTCTCCGGAGGGGGCGGTTTTTATCCGCCAAAGGAGGTTGGAAAGGAGCCTTACGGCTGGTTCGGGTAGAGGATCTTGGCGAGGTCGCGGGGCCCACCGGGGCTGCTCCCAGGCTGGTGGACGGTATCCTCGCCCATGTCCTTGCCCACGCGGGCGAAGGCTCTGACCAGTTCCGGGTGGTTGGCGATGCCGAGCTGCTGGAGCGCGGCCACAAGGGGCTCGCCGCCGAACTTGTTCAGGGCGGTGTTGGCCTGACGGATCGCGGTGGCGAAGTTCTGGCCGCCGATCTCCTTATCCGCCTTCACCTCGGCGATCCAGTTGGACTGCTGCTTCGACCAGGCTTCCGCCTGCGCCTTCATCCGGGCGGCCTCGAAGTTGACCACCTTCTGGGCGGCCTCCTGGGAGAGTCCGAGTTCCTTGGCAAGAGGCTCGAAGGCCTCCAGGGCGGCGGGGTCGAGCGTAATGCCTTCGGGGGCCGTGAACTCGTACTTCTCGGGGGGGCCCTCCTTCCCCTTCTCCTCGGCCGCCTTCGCATCCGTCGAGGTCTGTTCCTCGGTGGCCTTGGTTTCCCCCTCACCGGGCTTGCCGGTCAGGAGCGATTCAGTGGAGGCCGCGGCAGTCGTCTCGGCGGCCGCGGTCTCGGTGGTGGTCGTGGCAGTCGTCTCCGCCGTGGCGGTTGCGGTGCCCGTGGTTTCATCAGCCATTGGCTTTCTCCTTCTTGGCAGCCTGGAATGCCTCGTCCTGCATCAGCAGGTAGAGGTCAGGGAACTCGGTGGTGATCTCGGCAGTGAGCTGGAGCCCGGGGCTCTTCATCCCTTCGTTGAAGGCGGTCGCGTAGGGGTCAGGGGTGAAGCTGAGCCGGAAGACGCCGCCCAGCTGGCGCCACACGAAGCGGCGGCCCTCCGGGGTGGAGAGCACGGCCTTGAGGTCCGCCAGGCGCTGCTCCTGGTCCCGGTCCTCCTTGCGCTTCCGCTTGGCGACCTGCTTCTCGTCGGAGGCGTTGAATCCCTCCAGGGGGGGCCGCAGTTCTTCGGTCACTGTGCCACCCCGCCGGTGGCCCGACTGATCATGGCCCCGAGGGCGCTGTCAGAAGTGACCGGGGTCTGCCCAAGGGTCTGGGCGGTCTGTGCGCCAGCCTGGGCCATCTGCATCGCCTGCTGGGCCTGCTGCTGCTTGGCTCGCTGCTGACGGTCCGCGGCCACGGCCATCTGGTCCCGCTGGAGCTGGGGCGGGACGCCCACCATGTCGCCATAGACCTGAACGGCCTGGTCGAAGTCGGGGAGATCGAGCACATCGGGCTTGGCACTGGCCAGGTTCCCGACGAAGGCCACCCACTTCTCGATGGCACCAACCCCGATCATCTTCTGGGCCTGAGCCAGGATGGACACGTATTCGATGGTCATGTTCATCCCCTGCACCTCGGGCGGAGGCGGGGGAATAACGTTCATCTTGACCATGATGCTGAAGGTCCGCTCAATCAGCGGATCAAGCAGCTCGTCGTTCATTCGCTCAAGGATGGGCCCGAGCATGAGCATCTTCTCTTCGTGGCGCTCCTGGATCTCGGTAGCGGTCACGCCGCTGCGCTGATCGTTGGCGATCATGAGGAAGATGTCCTCGAAGAAGGCCTTGCGGATGCGGGCCTGGTTCTCCTGGATGTCCTCCAGCAGGGCCTGCAGTTCGGGCCTGATCACATACGCGGGCTCGAAGGACTGGCCGCCCTGGCTCTGGTCCACATAGGTCACATCCCCGGGCAGGAGGCTGGCGCGCTGGTTCCGTAGGCTGCTGGGCGCCTTCATGGGGGGATTCACCAGCTTGTCGATGGCCTGGGCCTTGCGCTTCTGGAGCAGCTGCAGGGCGCGGATGTCTCCCAGGGCGTCCATGGCCGGGCTGGTCCCGTAGATGTCCTCGCCGGTGATGCTCCACCGGGCTACCATGATCGGGAAGGTGTCGAAGCCGCTGATCTTCAGGAACTGGCCCGCGATGCCGCCCTTCTCGTAGTAGACGGACCGGAAGGGCTTGTACTTGGCGTGTGCCTTCCGCTCATCGAAGTCCGGATTAGGCTCCACGGCATGGACCACGTCCACCCAAGCATCGGTACCCACGCGGAGCTCGAAGGCCTGGCGGACCTGGGGGGAGACATTCTCGATGCCGAACTGCTCCACCAACTGCTTGCGCGTCATTTGGAACTCGCGGAAGCAAGTGTCTACCACGCCGCGGTGGTTGGTGCCGATGCAGTATGACCCGATGGGGAACGGGAAGCACCTGATCACGCTCTGGTCGTCCTCCAGGACAGCGAAGGCGTGGGTCCCGAAGACACCCAGGTCCGTGTAGGTGACGGGCAGGGTGGTGTAGAGGTTCGACCGTAGGAAGACCTCGGCCATACGGTCGCGGACCAGCTCCAGCCACATCTTGATAGGCTTGTATTCGTTGAGCCCCGGGTCGGAGGTCTTCAGGCTGAACCAAGGCCGGGCGGGGGAGGTAAGACCCGACATCATGCCCGAGGACATGGTTCGGACGCTCATGGTGGCCGTGTTGTCCATGATGCGCATGTTCTTACGCTCGCCCCGGTTCCGGTCCGTCACGAAGAACCGGGCGCCACGCGGAAGGATGTGGTCGCTCAGATCTCGCCAGTGATCGATGAAGGAGGCCCGCTCGATGCGCAGGGCACCAAGACGCCGGTCCAGCTCCCTTCGGAGCTCGACATCGGGTTCGATCTTGGCGATGGCGCGCATCATGATCCCAGAAGGGTCTTCGTGGTGGTGGTGGGTGCGGCCAGGCCGGCCGCGCCGGTGAGGAGGGTCGAGTCCATGCCGTTGGCTGCGGCCCGGCGCTTCCGGTCAGCGTTCACGGCCGCGGAGATGGCGGGGTCGTTGGGCTGCTCGGTGGGTGGGATCACCGGGGCCGGGGGAGGGCTGGCGGAGGGGAAGCACATCAGGGCCTCCGTTCAATCAATCGATCCAGCTTGTCGTTGATGGCCTTGAGGTCCGACCTGACCTCGCTCTTCTGGTCGTCCTGGGCCTTCTGGATCCGGACATCGGAGGCTTCGAGGCTCGTGGCCCGATCCTCAACCTTCGTTACCCTGGTGTCCTCGTGGATCACGTAGCCGATGCCAGCGAAGAGCATCAGCAGGAAGGAAATGATCACGTCCAGGCCGATTCGTCGTTCCAAGTGCCAGCCTCGCCGTTCTTCACTAGGTTTGCCGTTGTAAGGGCAGCCATCCGCATCGCAGGTGCGTCCAGTCATGGTTTCCCTCCCAAGATCTCGGTCTTTCGGTCAGACCCGGCGGAGCTGCCGAAGTAGTAGGTGACGACCCCCATCCAGGCCGCACCCAGGGAGCCGAGCATGATGTTGAGGATGTCCCGGGAGCCTTGTGGAGGCTCGTGGCGCAGCAGGTAGTAGAGGAGCCCGAAGAATCCGATGGTGATGGAGATGGCCAAGGCCTTCGGGGTCCAGTCCTTCGTGGCGACTTCGCGGTCGCGGGCGCTGGCCCTGTCCCCGGCGTTGATGGCGGCGATGGCCTCCTGGTCCTTGAATCCCAGCTCGGTCATCTGGATCTGGAAGTCCTGGTCAGCCTTCTTGAGCGCAAGAAGTTGATCGGGAGTGGCGCCCTGGACGGCGGCCGCAAGGGCTGTATCGTCGCCCGCGCTTGCGTCTGGAACACCAAGAACCTTCGCCAGCGCCAGACCTGCCACGCCCCCGAGCGGGCCGCCCAGAGCAGTCCCGATGGACGGAGCCACCGATTTAACAAGAGCCCTCCAGTCGAATGCCATGGCCTGCCTCACACGTACTCGATGGCCACCTGCACATCGCCAGCAGCGACTGCGGTGGCATCGTTTGCGGGGGCTGCGCCGGTGATGGAGACACCGATACCGAGCAGAAAGGGGTAGCCCTCGTCCAGCGCCAATTCCTTGCTAAGTGTCGCAGGGACAGCTATGACCAGAACGGGAATGTCCGTGCCGGGGACCGGCACGGTGGCCTTGTCGTAGAACCGAACCCACTTGGTGGCGGCGGAGGTGTTGTTGATGTAGTAGCCCTGCAGCCGCGAGGGCCCCGCCTTGATCAGCGCGGCGTTGGTCGTGGCCAAGCTGTTCACGCTGTAGCCGAGGGAGGGCGGATACCAGGTGGACATGGGTTCTCCTACGCTTTGACGACGCCGTTGTCGGTCCAGACCCCGAAGAGGGGATAGGCCCTCCGACCGTTGATGTCCTCGTCCAGCCGGAGCTCGTGCCGGGGGATGAAGTGGTGCTGGAAGACCGGAAGCCCGATGTGGATGCAGCCGCGCTCGATGATGAGTTGGTCCACGTCCTGCATGAACGCAGGGTCAGCGACCAAGGCGTCCCATGCAGCCCGCAGATCCAGGCCCTGGGGGATGACATCCGCGGCCAAGCCGTCCACGTGCGCGCTGGTGGTGCTCCCGCCCGCGGCCTCGTTCAGCGCCTCGGATCGGTAGCCGTAGGAGATGCGGACCGGCACGTTCCAGATGGCCCGGGCCTGCTCCAGCTTCTCGGCCACCTTGATCAGGTTGCCCGCGAGATCCTGCGGAGGATCGTTGAAGATGCCGATATGCGGCCCGACCGTGGTCAGCTCTTCGAAGCTGAAGTGCTCGGACAGTTGCATCGGACGCGTCTCCGTAACCCAGCATCCGTCCCATGGATGCGAGTGTCCTCATTGCGAGGGTGCAGAGTGTTGCGAAGTGATGCGAAGTGATGGACAAAGCACAATGACGAGGGCCCCAGTGAAGGGGCCCTGATCAATTTTGATCACCTGCTTCTACTTAAATCGGGTGGATGATGCTGGGTTCCTTGAGGACGCCCATGTTCTGGAGGAAGGACTGCGCGGTGGCTAAGGCCACAGGCTTGATGCAGCCAGCCAGTATCCCCAGTTGGTCCTTGGCCAGGAGGACCAGATCCATGTTCACGTCCTCGTCGGCTAAGGCCTGGCCCTGGGCCCCGGCGATCATGACCCGGATCTTCACCTGCTTGGAACTGGTGATCTCAGGCCCCGCCCAATCTGCGAGAGCCTGGCGCAACACGTCGATTTCGCCGAGCAGCTGGGCGCGCTGCTCCTTCAGGGTTGCGTTCTCGTTCTGGAGGTTGATGATCTCGACCATACTCATGAGGCGGTTCTCCGGGCGCTTGCATTGATGAAGGCCTGCATTACCTCGACTTTGATAAACATGCGGTGGCTGAAAACATGGGTCTCGATGAGCGGTGGGTCACCTTGGCAGAAGGTCCTCCGGAAATAGTTGGGGCTGTAGCCAATGAGCTGCGCCGCCTCTTTGATTGAGAGCCAGTCGTTCTTCATCAGTTCCTCCCGCTGAAGATGTCGTATTCCATGACGGTCTTTGCCCCCCGCTCCTGGGCCGTCTCGTAGGGGTCGTAGTCCATCAGGGACCGGGAGGTGGCGCCCAGGGATGGGTGGATATGCCCCAGGCCGGCCGTCACGGGGTAGGCGAAGGTTAGGGCTAGGGCATCGGCCACATCAGGACTCCGCATGATGCGGGCCTTGATCTGGTCCTTGGACTCCAGGCAGATCTGGTTCTTGGAGTTGAAGCTATAGGTCGGGCTGGCCAGGTCCTGCTTCAGATCCTGCCGGTTCGGTATCACCCCGCCATTCTCGATCCAATCCTTCACCGCCCACCACATCTCCGTCCGCTTGTTGACATACTCGGGGCTGGTAGCTCGGCCGCCAAAGTTGATCTCGGTGATCACGTAGCCCAGCTGCCGCAGGCGGTCAATGACCCCGGAGCCCTGGCCCACATCCACGAAGGTCGCGTCCGGATGCCAGTCGCCGATCTCCTGGGCCACGCGCTGCGCGAAGGTCATGTTGTCCATACCCGCGAATACCAAGGGCTCGAAGCAGATCAGGCCCTGGCGCCGGACGATGACACTCTTGTCGTCCCCAAACCTGGCCACGTCCACTCCAAGGATGCGGGGCGCCCTGGCCACGTCCTCGGGCTTCATGTGGCGCTGGGCCGCGGCCTCGGCCATGCCGATGCTGATCAACTGGTCCTCGGCGCTGGCCGAGAAGTCACACAGATACTCCCGGGCAAACTCGTTGTCCGGCATGTCCCGCTTCAGGCGGGCCACCTCGGCGGGGTCCAGGGCATCGGTGTCGTAGACCGTGTAGAGGGTCGAGAACCAATCCGGGAGGGTCTTGGCCTTGTAGAACAGGTCCGAGAACAGGTTGATACCGTGGGGCGTCCCGATGAACAGGGCCCAGCCCAGGCGGTCGGAGAGTGCGGGCTGGATGATCTCCAGCCAGACCTCGGGCTTGATCTGGGCGAACTCGTCAATTACCACGCCATCGAACCGCAGGCCGCGCATGGCATCAGCATTGTCCGCCCCGAAGACCTGGATCTTGGCCTTGTTATGCCGGAAGCGGATCCAGAGCTCGGACTCGTTGATCTCGGTCCCGGGCACCAGCCGGGCGTAGTGCTTCAGCCTGTCCCAGGCGATGGCTTTGGCCTGGTTCCGGAAGGGTGCGATATAGGCGAAGTGGGGCAGGTCCTTCTGACAGCGGAGGGCGTTGTCCAGCAGCTCCATGATGGCCAGCTCGGTCTTCCCGGCCCGCCGGTGCAGGGCGAGGACCACGAAGCGGGCATTGTTCATGTGCCGGTGGCACTCCGCCTGCCAGGCCCTGGGGACATAGCCCAGGCTGATACGCTTCTCAGCCATGGGGAACCCCGGTCTCTACGACCACCAGGCCGCCGTCATCGTGGATGGCCCCCTTGTTCGCCTGCATCATGACTACCGCGGTGGACACGGACCGATTGGCGCCCTCCTGCAGGGCCACGGTCATCCTCAGATCATCCGGGCAAGGATCGTCCCCCAGCGCCTTGGCTTTCTTGTGGGCCGCCTCAGCGAGGATCTTCCCGGTCTCGACCCCCTTCGAGGCCACCTCTGCAAGGCCGTGGGAGATCCCTTGGAGCTGATCTGCGAGACTACGCACGGACCCCTGCGCAGAAACAGGGAGCCTCTTCAGGTCGGACTCCGCTGAAGCCAGCCTACTTGCAATGTCTCGAATTGTTGCGGGGTGCGTAGAAATATTTGCGCGGATAGTCCCCTCGGAGACGCCGAACTCCTTGGCGAGCTTCCTGCCGGACTCACCTGCCGCCAGGCGGCGGGTGATCTCCGCCTTCTGGCGTTCATCGAGAGCGGGAGGTCTACCCATTGATGCGCTCCAGGGTCCGTTCGATGTTGATGCCATGCTGAGCGGAGGCAGCGTGGAGGAACTCCAGCCAGTCCGAGAACTCCTTATCGCTGAAGTCCCGGGTCCGGGCACCCAGCAGGACCATGCCTCCGTCGAGGCCCTGGGCGATACGGAGGGTTTCCCGCTTGAAGGCCGAGGTCAGGATGATCTTCCACTCCTCGGGCGAGAGCTTGGTCATGACCCCGTTCACGGGCCATTCCTTCTGCTTCGACCAGCATGCCAAGATGGGCCACTGGGCACTGTTCTGTTCCAGGGTGCGGGTGGGCTCGCTGATGGTGACCACGTAGCCGTCAGGGGCCCCTTCCAGGGCACGACGGAGGTTCTGGCGCGCGGGGTGCGGGGGAGCGGTGAGGATGAAAGTCTGCTTGAATTTCATTTCTTCACCACCACCAGTTCGTGGAGGAAGGCCTGGAGCATGGAGTCGTAGAAGGCCTGGAGGAAGTCGTTGTGCCGATCCCTCCGGTCCCCGTCGCCGTCCAGCTTCGCGTGGCAGTCTCCGCAGACGTAAGCGACCAGGTCGTGGCTCTTCACGCCCATGCCCTTGCCGTCGATCAGGCGGTTGGAGTGGGCGCCCACCACCTGGCCCTTGTTGGGGGCCCCACAGATGACACAGAAGGGGATCTTCTGGGCCAGGTCCCGCAGGGCCTGGTTCCGGTAGCTCTTCATGCGTCACCCCGCGGGCGGTCGCCATGGGTCCGCTGGGTGTCGCCCAGGGCGAGGGCCTGCGCCCGGGCCGAGGTCATCCCGGAGTTGTGCATGATCCCGATGCGTTCCTGCAGGAGGTAGTCCCAGTCCGACCGGGTCAGGGGTACAGGTTCCAACCTAGGTAGTGGTTCCTTCCTGGTACAGGCATAAGCATAAGCATAAGCAGGAGCGGTATCATGCAACGGTTCGGTGTTGCGCAACTGTTGCGGTGTGTTGCGGTCTGCGTTCACGAGGCCCTCCGCTTCCGGTAGGCCCTGAAATACTCGGCTCGGCTGCCGTCCTTGGACTGGCCCTGCCCGCGGTAGAGTTCGTAGTTCACGACATGCCAACCCCCTTGCTCGGCCACCAAGCGTCGGCCTTCGTGGTCAGGCGTCCGAGAGTAGGGGTCGGGGGCCATGAGGCGCTCAAGGCTGGCCTCGGCCTCGGCGATGGTGCAGTTCACCAGCCGTGCGATCCCAGGAACCGATCCATCCACGTGCCCCTTGGCGTCAGCCATGGCCAGCATGGCGATCCACATGCGGAAGGTCTTGTCGTCCTCGCACCAGATGGAGCTTGTGATGATTGAAGCAGAGAGTTTCGCGTAGCCGGCCATCAGCCCACCCCCTCAAACTGCGCATCCGCCCAGTCCGTTCCAACCACAGGCGGGATCTGAACGTCCACCTGCATGCCCTGGCGCGCCAGGCGGTGGGCCAGGGTGTAGGCCGCGTCCTGGCCGGTGAAGTTCGCATCGTTGTCCCCGAAGACCACCACGGACTTGACGCCCGCGGGCGGCTCCCAGGTCTTCATGCCATTGGCGTTCAGGGCGCTCCAAACGGGCAGGGAGAAGGCCTTCGAGGCGCAGATGGCCGTCTCTATGCCCTCGGCCACCCCCAAGCGCTCCTGGACCCCTCCCAGGCGCACCTGGGCACATTCCCCGAGCACCATCCGAACCGGATCCACGGCTGCCTTCCGGCCGTCCGGGGTGAGGTAGGTCCGGTGGATGCCGACCGCCTTGCCCTCGTTGGGGCGCAGCAGGGCCAACATGGCGGGGTGGGCCTGGCCATCCATCGTGTGGCGGAGGGCCGGGTGGTAGCGCAGATCCTCCAGGACCGCTGAGGGATCCCCGCAGCGGCGCTCCAGGTAGAGCCAGACCGGGTCGCCCTTCTGCACGGGTTTGGCGTCCATCCAGAGCTTGATCAGGATCCGGCGCTTGTCGTCCTCGGTCTTCTTGGCCTGCTGCTGGGTCACGTGGACCGTGCCCAGGATGGCGTCGATCTCCCGGGCCGCCTTGTCGAAGGGCCAGCCCTTGAGGGTCATGATCAGCTTCATCCCGGACCCGGGCCCGCACTGGTTGCAGTAGTAGGTCCCATCCCCTTCCAGGTCATCGAAGCGGAAGCGGTCCTTGCCGTCCCTGCAGATCGGGCAGGGCCCGTGCTCGTTCTTTAGGTAGGACTCGTCCACCCCGAACCGCAGAAGGATGTCCCGCCACTTGCCGCGGGCCGCGTCCCTGGTCTTTTCCATGTTCGAGGTCATGAGGCCCTCCGGTTGTGGAAGGCGATCTGGAGGGACTTGATCTTGCCGATCACGTTTCGGGTGGGCTCGACCACGGGGGCCGCCTCCACCTTGAACTCGCGCGGCGGCCAATCCCCGGTCATCTCCCGGTAAAGGTGCGCGGCCCGGCCCTGCTGCTTCTCGGGCGCGCTGTGGGTGCGGGCGTAGGTCGCCAGCTGGGCCCAGAGGTGGGCCGCATCGGGCGCCAGTTTCTTCCCGTTGAGGGTGATCTCCTGCATCTCGCCCGGCAGGTGCTGAACCAGGCTCTGGGGCGCGGGCTCGTACCCACACCGGACGCAGCGCTTGCCCATGGGGGTGTAGCCGCACTTGGGGCAGGCCTTGGGCTCCTTGTCCTCGTCCCGGCGGACCGCCTTGTCCAGCTTCTCGCCGTCATCCAGCTTGTCCAGGCCGTTGAAGAAGATCTGGGAGTAGTCGTCGGCGAAGCGGATGATGTTGCCGCTGAAGTCCAGCAGCTTGCACTCCGTCTTCCCGGTCTCGGGCGAGCTCCGGAGCCCGCGGCCCCACATCTGAATGGCGGTGCTGAGGCTCTTGCGGAGTGGCCGGCAGTCACAGACGCAGGTCACATCGGGGACGTCGAAGCCCTTGGCCAGGGCCTCCACGCTCACCAGCACTCGTATGTAGCTGTCGGGCTTCCGGTAGTCGTCCAGCAGGGCCTTGCGCTCGTCTTCCTGGGTCTCGCAGGTGAACATGGCCGCGGGCACCCCCGCCTCGTTGAACTGGCGGGCGATCTCGGCACAGTGGTTGATGGTGGCGCCAAAGACGATGGTCTTCAGGCCCCGGGCCAAGCGGTTCCACTCGGAGACCACATCGCCCACAAGAACCAGCTCCCGCTCCTCGGCCGCCCGATCCGTCCACTCCCCGCCAGAGGTCTCCGCCCCGCTCATGTCCGGGCGCCTGCAGGAGAACACCCGCATGGGGACCAGGACCCCGGAATCCGTGAGGCTGGCCATGGTGGCGGCGTTCACGAGGTTCGTGAAGATCCGGCCCAGGCCAGGAGAGAAAGGGGTGGCGCTGAGGCCAACGACCATCGCCTTGCACTCGGCGGACATGACGAAGTCCACCCAGCTCTTGTACTGGGTGTGACATTCGTCAATGATCAGCACGTCCACCTCTGGCCATCCGCGGCGCATGAGGGTCTGGAGGCTGGCGATCTGAAAGTTCTTCCGGAGGTCCAGGCGGGGGTTGTCCGCCATGATGATCGAGTGGTTCCCCAGCCCGTACCGGGTGGCGACCTCGCTGGTCTGGGTGATCAGGGTCCGGCGGTCGCAGAGGAACATGGCCCGCTTGCCCTTCTTCAGGGCCTCGGAGATCACACGCATGCCCAGGAAGGTCTTCCCGGCACCGGTGGCCGCCATGATGCACTGGCGCCTGTGGCCGGCCCGGGCGCCCTCCCTCAGCGCCTCATGGGCGGTATGCTGGAAGGCCCGCGGCTCGGGGAATCTCCCTGTTTCCTCGAAGAGAGGCGTCATGGCTCACGCTCCCTTCTCGAAGGTTCCGTCCTTGTCGAGCGCGTTGAGCTTCTTCTCCAGCTTCAGGAACTTGTTCATCCAGCGCTTGGCATCGGCGGCCAGGGCGTGGCACTCGGTCATCTTCGCCGCCAGGCGCTCGTTGAGCAGGCGGTTCTGCCCGGCCATGCGCTCCAGCTCAACGCGCAGCTGGGCCAGCTTGTCGTCCGCATCGCAGATCCGGATCATGGCCTGGAACTCTTCGTTCTGGGACCGAGACTCCGAGATCAGCTCATCCAGTTCCTCGCGGAGGGCCTTGCAGGAGGGGCAACCGGAAGGGGCATCCTTAACCTTGGGTGCCTTGGGCTCGGGGTTCTCCAGGGCGGCCTTGCGCTCAGGCTCAGGGAGCTTGGCGAGGTCCGCCGCCTGATCCAGGGAGATCCGCTTGTCCGCTAGGGCCTCGTTCAGTACGGGATCCTGGGCCTTGGCGATGACCGCCGCCTTGTGTGCTGTGCCAGCAGAGACTTCAAGGTCCTTGGCAATTTCATGCTCAGTCGGGATTCTCAATTTTGAGAATTCACCATCCATCTGTCTTTTCAATTGGAAGATGGCCACCCGCTCAGCCGGGCTCATGTGGCGCCGGAGCATGTTGGAGCTCTTCACGAACTCCCAGGGATCAATGCCATGACCGAGCGGCATGGTCACCGGTTCGACCTCGGCCATCCGGCAGGCCTGGAAACGGTTCCATCCGTCCAGAACCATGCCCTCGTGGATGGTGATCGGCAATAGCTGGCCATTGGTCTTGATGTCATCGGCCAGGTTGCGGAGGTCTTCCCCCTGCAGGTCGCAGCGGGAGAAAAGGGCAGAGAGGGGATGGCGTTTCATTTGGCACCCCACGCCACGAGGGCGATCACGATCGCGAGAAAGGCCACGGCCAGGAGGCAACCAGTGCGGCCGATGGGCTCAACTTCGTTGCAGTCAGGGCACGGGAAGATGTCGATCTCGGGCGCGAAGTTGCCGTAGGACGGGCCTTGGTACCAGCCGAGGCCCTTACACACCGGGCATTGCGGATCAGGCTTTTTGGTCGTAGGATTGGACATGCTCGCTCCTCAGAAGCGGGTTGTTGGTTCAGGCCCCGGGTAGCACCGGGGCCGTTTCTTTGTTGAGAAGGACTTGAGAAGTTGGATGTTCTGACCGATATTGGATATATCGTCCGATAGAGGTGGACAATGCACGGAAATTCCTCATGCCGACTGACCCAGATCCTGAAGAACCGGGGGGAGCTGCCCTGGAGACCAGCGATCAGGACGAAGCAACCAGCACGGGAACTCCCCCTTTGTGGCTCGGTGGATCCCGATGGCGTTGTCCTCGGTGCACCGATTGATGCCCTGACGAATCTTGTCGATGGATGCCGGACCTATTGGCAAACTGCCCTTCCGAGCCAACTTGCGCAGCCGGAGCCATTCGGAGCGGGTGAGGACAGGCGGAGTGTAGGATCCCATGACTTTAATTTAGATGAATCATCCCAAAATTCAAGCCCGAAAATCCAATTGCAAAATTTTGACCAATCATCCAACCATTGGCCGATGGCAACCACACCGGCTCCCTGGCCTCAGCAGGAATACTTCCGATCCCTCGTTGACGCGAAGGTGGCCAAGGGCATCCCGAAGGAGCAGCAGGCCAAGGAAGCAGGGATCGCCGAGACCAGCTTCACCACGTGGTACTCCGGGAACCGACCGCCAGGCATCAAGACGGTGAAGCTCCTGGCGGCCTACTACGGTGTTCCGGTCGCCGACCTCACGGACATGCCCAGTGAACCTGTCCCAGGGATGGAGCCGGACGAGATGGCCAAGCTGACGCCGGCCAAGCGCCTCGTCATGCGCTCCCTGGCGCAGAAGCTGGGGTCCGAAAACGTATCCGATGAAGCTGCCGAGGCGTACTTCCGGGTCATCGACTCATTGATCAAGGCGGGGAAGATCAGGCCGTAGGAGAGCTGTGAACTGGTATGGAAGACGTTCTCCCTCCTTGGAAGAGCTGGAAATGGTGGCGGAGGGTCAAGGGATCCCCGTCATCTATGACCTGCACTTCGATGTAGCCCGGCTCTGGATCCATGAAGACGGCGAGCCCTGGTTCCTGGGGGTGCCGGCGCAGTTCGGCTACCTGGCCCGGGCCTGGGCCGTGGCGCATGAGTGCGGGCACCTGATGCAAATGCACTCCCCGGCCTTCGACCGCGAGCTCTACCTCCGCCAGGAAGCGGAAGCGAACCGCTGGGCCGCAGACGCCCTGATCCCCTTGGACAAGCCGACCTTTGATGAGTGCCTGGAGGTCCTGGTCGAGAACTACCAGCAGGAGCTGCCCGGGAACCTCGGGGTCTTCATCGCCTGCCGAAAGCTCGGCTTGGCGGAAAGGACGGCATGAGCATATCGACCAAGCATTTATTTATCGCTGGTTTCATTTCATATCCGGCCTCTTTCGTCTTTGGGGCCGTGGCCTTTCCGTTCATCGTTGTGCCCATCCATGCCCTTTGCATGACAGCTATTTGCATCCCATGGGAGCATACCGCCCTGGTGCTCAAGTCCCCTGATCGGTGGGAAATGGCACCTTCGGTTTTAATGATGTTCGCGGGATGGCTTATTAAGCTGGCCATCCCCTACCTCATCGGTCGCGGCGTCCACTCCGTGCTGACCTAGATTCGTCAAAAATTGTCCAATCCGGCCCCGCTTCGGCGGGGTTTTTATTTATCTATCTGAAAACATTGAACGAAAGGCCTTGAAAGTTCTCACTTGACAGGTTGGATGAATCGTCCCAAATTGGGATTGACCAACAACCGGGGCAGCTACCCCACAACGAGGAGAACGACATGGCCATCAAGTTCAACAAGCACCACGTCACCAACGGGGCGATCAAGGCCCGCGTCCACTACAGCCTGGACAACCGCTGCGATGGCCGCCCCTGCGTGACCCTCTACGCCAAGGACCATGACCACCTGCTGGGCAAGGTCATACCCGAGGGCTGGAAGAACGAGACCGACATCTACACCGACTACTTCGACAAGGGGCACGTAACCCTCTTCGAAGACAGCCCGCTTTACGCCCAGGCCCGGGCCCGCGCCGAACAGATCAGCCAGGAACGGGCTGCGAGGTACGCGCGATGAAAAACCGAACCGCCAACACCGTGGTCCTGGTTCTCATCTTCTCCGCCATCGCCTTCGGGATCCTCCAGGGCCTTCCTGATGTGATCGAGGCGCTCTCATGACCACCGTCCTCGAAGGAATCATCGTTTCCACGGAAGAGCAGGGCGGCCTGGTCCTGGTCCAGAATCGGAACCCCCAGGACATCTTCACTACCCCTGAGATCATCCAGGGCCTGCTGGCCATGGTCGGCACCGCGGCCCGGGACTTCACCCCTGACCTCACCACGGACAAGGGCCGGAAGGAGATCGCCTCCCGCGCCTTCCGGGTGGCCAAGACCAAGACCTACCTGGACGACCTGGGCAAGGAGGAAGTGGCCCGCCTGAAGGAACTCCCCAAGCAGATCGACGCCGGACGCAAGGCCCTGCGCGATGGGCTGGACCAGCTCCGGGATGAGATCCGCGTCCCCCTCACCGATTGGGAAGCCGAGCAGGAGCGCATCGCCCACGAAGCGGCCGAGGTTGAAGCCGCCGCGGCCCTGGCCCGCCAGATCGAGAACGACCACGAGCTGGGTCTGCTCTTGAACGAGGTCTACGACCGCAAGGCTGAGGATCGCCGGAAGGCCAAGGAGCAGGAGGCCCGCGAGCGCGATGAGCGCATCGCCAAGGAGGCCCGGGAGAAGGCTGAGGCCGAAGCCAAGGCCGCCCTGGAGGCTGCTGCGCGACGGGAGCAGGAAGCCGCCCTGGAGGCCCTCGCCGCCGAGGCCCGCCTGCAGCAGGAGAAGAAGGACTCCGTCGAGCGCGAGGCCCGGGCCCGGGAGGAGGCCGCAGCTGCCGAGCGCAAGCGCCAGGAAGACGACCAGTGCCGGGTGGCCGCCGAGACCGCCAAGCGCGAGGCCGACATCGAGCACCGCCGCAAGTTCAACACCGAGGCTCTGGCAGACGTGCACACCGCGATGCTGGGCCAGAAAACCCCCGAGGAGATCGCCAAGGCGATCCTCACCGCCATCGTCCAGAAGAAGATCCGCCACATCTTGATCGCCTACTGAGGAACCCATGAGCCAAGAACCCGAAATCCTCCCCCTCGAAGCCACTGGCACCGAAGTCATGGCCGTGGTCACCCGGCGCCCCGCCCCGGTGAAGACGCCCGCCGATACCTCCCCCATGGGCCTCTTGGCCATGGCGCTGAAGCAGGGCGCCCCGCTGGAGACCCTGGAAAAGTTCATGGACCTCTCCGACCGCTTCGAGAAGAACGAAGCACGGAAGGCCTATAACCAGGCCTTCGCCGCCTTCAAGTCGGAAGCGGTCCGCATCATCAAGAACATCAGCGTCACGGATGGCCCCCTGAAGGGGAAGAAGTACGCCGACCTCTTCGCCGTGGTGGATTCCGCCACGCCCGCCTTGTCCAGGAACGGGCTCAGCCACTCCTGGAAGCTGACCAAGGACGAGAAGGACTGGCTGGAGGTGACCTGCACCCTGAGCCACGAGCTGGGCCATTCCGAGACCGTATCCATGGGCGGGCCCCCGGACTCCGGAGGAGCCAAGAACGCTATCCAGGCCAGGGCCAGCTCGGTGAGCTACCTGGAGCGCTACACCTTCCTTGCCATCACTGGCCTGGCCTCCAGTGACCAGGACACGGATGGGCGAACCCCCAAGGAGAAGGACATGGCCGAGGACATCTTCCAGGCCCACATCAAGGCGCTGAATACCGCCCAGACCATGGAAGACCTTCAGAAGGCCTTCACTGTCGCCTACTCAGCCACCAAGGACCAGGACACCAAGAAGGCGCTCCTGGCTGCCAAGGACATCCGCAAGGCCGATCTCTCGAAGGGAGGTTCCAAGTGAACGTCATCGAATGTGCCCAGGGAACAACCGAGTGGCTCCAGGCCCGCGCCGGGAAGGTCACCGCCAGCAGGATCAAGGATGTCATGGCCAAAGGGAAGAGCGGGGAAGCCGCCACGCGCCGGAACTACCGCGCCCAGCTGGTGGCCGAGACACTCACTGGCATGCCCCAGGAGCAGGCCTTCGTCTCCGCTGAAATGAAGTGGGGCACCGAGCAGGAGCCCTACGCCCGGGCCGCCTACGAGGTGCGCACGGGTCGCATGGTGGACCAGTTGGGCCTCGTCATCCACCCGACCATCGAGTTGGGCGCCGCCTCCCCGGACGGAATCACCCTGGACCACCAGGTGGAAGCCAACCTGCTGAGGGGCATGAATGAGGAGGAGGAGGACAAGCTCCGCGCGCTCTGGATGAAGAAGGGCATGGCCCCCTGTGAAGGTCTGATCGAGATCAAGTGCCCGAACACGGCCACCCACCTCGACTACCTCATTGCCAACGAGGTTCCCGCAGACTACCAGCCCCAGATGCTCTGGCAGATGGCCTGCACCGGCGCCCAGTGGTGCGACTTCATCAGCTTCGACCCCAGGCTCCCCGAGAAGTTCCAGCTCTTCGTGAAGCGGTTCCACCGCGACGAGGCCCGGATCGCCACCATGGAGGCCGAGGTCCGCCAGTTCCTATCCGAGGTCGCCAAGACCATCGAGCAGCTGCAGGGGCTGGCAGCATGACCGCCGCCGAGGTCCTGGCCCTGCATCGCTCCCGGCGCCCGGAGATGCCGCGCCCCTTCAACACTGACCAGCCTGAGTGTATAGCCTGGCAGCAGGCCTTCCAGCTGTGGGTGGACGAAAAGGAGCGTCTGGAGTGCGCCGAGCGCGTGGCGGGGCTGGTCTCCGACCCCGAGAGGCAGAAGCCGCGGTGCATGCCGGCTTCCGACTACCAGTGGCGCGACATCCCGGCCCCGCGCAAGAGGCCCGCCTGGTCCGGTGCTACCCGCGAGTACAACCGCCAGAAGGCCAGAGAGTCACGGGATCGCCGCCGGGCCGCGATCCGTGAGGCCCTGGGGGAAAGGGGGCCGCGATGATCCTCGCAGTTCTCCTTCCCCTCTGGGCCCTCGGACTCGCCGTGATTCTCCGGGACATCGACCGGCAGCAGTCGGCCCGCAAGGTGCGCCCCCTGACACCGGATGAAAAGGCAGCGCAGGAACTATACAGGAAACGTGACCGGGACCGCGTGCGGGCCCTACGCTCCACCCGCTACGCCGAACAGCAGTTGTGGGAGATGCGGAGACACGAGGCCGAACACAGCAAGCATGTGCGGGACCTCCGCCTGCTCTGGACCGAACGGCTAGGCCGCACACCTGAACCCTCCGGGAATACCGGAGAGTTGGCCGAGGTGCCCCATGCCTGAAACCAACCTCGATTACCAGCTCTGCTTTCTCTTTCTCTTCATTATCGGCCTGGCGGCGGTCCTGCTGCTGCCCACGCCCGACGAACGTCGCAGCGAGCCCCGCACCCACGACACCACCAAGACCTGGTGGCTGCCATGACGATCCACCCCGCAAAGACGCCGATGGAAGGCGGGTTCAGCCTGGAGAAGTTTATTCCGACCATTGACCCCGAAACAGCCCAGGTCTTAGGCGATGCCCTCGACGCACTAGAGAAGGAGCGAAAGTTGAAAGGCTGGATTCCATGCGCTGATCGTCTCCCCGAGAAGGGTCAGGAAGTGCTGATCTACCTGGATGAGAACGAAGGCGGGATGCTCGAACTTGGATACACCAGCCTTATCACCATCGCCACATATACCGGGGAAGGTGATGAGTGGTCCCGTGATTGGGAAGCCGATGCCAATGCGCCCATCGAGGACGGTTGCCAGCCGACCCACTGGATGCCCCTCCCTGAACCCCCGACCGTCTGACGACCACAAGCTAGATCGCCTCGGGAAGCGGGTGGCGGCATGAGGGTTGAGCAGACCATGAGCCTTTTGAGCCCTAACGCCCGAGTTCAGCGGCCCCAACGGGGGCCAAGGAGCCAGCAATGATTCCCGACCATTTCCGCCGCTTGAGATCTGCCATTGAAACCGGCTACCACGCAGAGCACGTCAGGGCTGAGGCGCTAGAGTCCCTGGAAGAAATCCAAGCGCACTGGAAGCCCGGGGAGTGTGAATGGAGGCTGGTTGATCGGCATGGTGCCTACTACCAACCCGGTTGCGACCAGAAGCAAATGGTCCTCAAGATCTTCGGCTCTCGCTTCTGCCCGCTCTGCGGATCGCCACTCACCCTGAAGGAAGACTACAGATGACCTTTGAACAGATCGACGACTTCATCACGGATCTCGCGCGACGGAATCTTCCCCTTCCCGCAGGGTTGGTCCTTAAAGACGACGCCTTCGATGAACTGAAAAAGACGATGGCTCGATACACGCCCTTCGTTCAGAGTGGCAACGCCACCACCTATCGCGGGTTGATCCTCGTCAGACAGACGATGGTTTTCCCACCCTGCAACGGCTGATGACCATCTGGAGGAACGACATGAGCCACAACAATGAAGGCGGGGTCCGGGTTGAGCGCGTGGTTAGGCGCCTCGGAAGTGTCGAGGTAGAGGGGAAGAAATACAAGGTGCTGGACAACATGGGATTCCATCATTCAAGAGGGGTGTGGGCCAAAGAAGTGGAAACAGAGAATGGCCCCAGAATCGCCATCCGGGGCAGCCGGAACGGAGCCAAGTGGGAGTGGGCAAAACCCATGTTTGCACCTGCGCATTACGTATGCGGGCAAGACGCCTAACTTTAATTTAGGCGAACAACTAGTCCGCCTATCGCGCGAAACACGAACCAGAAGGAGCAACCATGAAGGCAAAATGTTGCCCCCGGTGCCTGACCCTCACCGGCACAGAGGGGGAGGCGTAGGATGGAGATCCGCCTTTTCGACACCATCGCCGCCGCCGCCTACCTGGGCATGGAGCCGGGCACGCTGGAGAACTGGCGGTACAAGGGCCTAGGGCCCCGGGTCATCCACCTGGGCCGGTCCGTGCGGTACGACCGCTCCGACCTGGACGCCTGGATCGAGGCGCAGAAGGGGGCGGCGTGACTGGTCCCCGAGGCCGGGGTCGAACCGGCACGCCTTGCGGCGCTCGATTTTGAGTCGAGTGCGTCTGCCATTCCGCCACTCGGGGAGGTCACAAGCCTAACAGCCCCCACAGGTGCCCGCCAATCTTTGCGGCGGCTCCGGCGAGGGCTGAGTCCACCTTGTGGGTGTAGCGACCGGTCATCGTCCCCGCCTTGTGGCCCACCAGCGCGGCCCGGGTCGCCTCGCTGAACCCCAGGTCATCCCCGAAACTGGTGAAGGTGTGCCGGAGGTCGTGAAGGGTGACGCCCGGTAGATCCGCCGCCTTGCGCAGCCGCTGCCATGCGCCGTGCATGTTCCGGTAGTCGGCCAGGACCAGGGGGCCCGCCTTGGGCAGGGCCTTTAGGTAGGCCACCAGCTCGGGGCAGAGATAGACGGTCTTGGCGCCCACCTTCTTCGCCGTCTTGTGCCACTCCAGGCGCACCACCCCGGCCTCCAGGTCCACCGCGGACCATGGCAGGGGGGCGATCTTCTTCGCGGCGTTCCCCTTCACCTCGGAGAGCCGCATCCCGGTGAGCAGGAGGATCACCACCCCGGCCTTGGCCTGCCACCCCTCGCCGGAATCCCGCAGCGCAGCCCCGAGGCGCTGGACCTGGGCCTCACTGAGCCGAACCGTCCGCGGCGTGCTGGGCTGCCGGTCCTGCCCCCTCACCGGGTTGGAGCCCGCCGATCGGAGCTCCCACAGCTCGGCCCGGTTGAACATGCGGGAGAGCGTGGCCCGGAGCTTGTTGGCCTGCCCGGGAGACCGCTTCGCCACGGACTCAAGCAGCGCGGTGATGTGAGTGGGCCGGACCTCGGCCACGGTCAGCCCCCCGAGTTCGGGGCGGATGTGGGCCTTGATGTGCTGCCTGTAGCCCACCGCTGTGGAGGGGCGCACCTTCTCCGCGTCCAGGTAGTCGCGCTCGAAGCGGTCACACAGGTCCGCCACGGTGTAGCCCGGCTTCGCCCCGCGCCCGGCCTTCCGGGTCTCCTGCGGGTCCTGACCCTCCTGGACCCTCCCGCGGAGGACCACCGCCCGGCGCTGGGCCCACTCCAGGCCGCCGTCTACTCCGAAACGACCGATCTTGTGCCACCGCTTCCGGCCGGCCCGGCCTCCCCCCGCCCGGTAAACCAAGTAGAATGTCTTGGCGCCCGCCGGAGTCATGAGCAGGACCAGGCCAGGCGTGGTCGGGTCTGTGAACTGCTCGCGTTTCCCGGTCGGCTGAAGGGCCCGAAGCCCCGCCTCCGTCCACCGCATTTTCGTCCCCCGTTCGTCCACGGAACCGTGAACTCAAGAGGCTAGCCATGGAGCCAGGTGGAGCGCAAGCCAGTAGTCACGGGCGTTTCGTGGAGTGCACGGGCCTTGAGTGGGCCCGGCGTGACCCACTCAAAATCCGTTGGTGACGTCCCGTAAGTGATTGAAAATGCAGGCGAACCCGGAAGCGCGGCCTATCCGTTCGTCCGCCGTTCGTCCACCAGGTAGCCCGCCAACCCCTGCGGCGTCCATCGGCACCGGCTACGATGATGGCCGTGTTCGTTGGTGCAACCTCCAACGAAACCAATGAACCGTTGGAATGCTTGGTCGAAGCTCATGTGGTGCTCCTGTTGAGGGCCAAGGTTGGCTGTGCGAGTAACCCGCCCGGAGTCGTCGGGATTACTGCAACTTATTCCACGCCACCCAGGATGTTTCAGTCCCTGATGTGCTGGTAATGGTGAAACCGGACCCCGCATTAAGTGTAACCCGAAGGAATCCTTGCGTTCCTCCTGCGGACATTACACTTACTTGAATAATCGAATTGCTAGTGATCGAGGTGTCCGAGACTGTGACGGTCCCGGATGAAAGTTGGCTGATGCCCCAGCTCTTAGTGGCAACACTGATAAAAACCCAGCCGCGACCTGGAAAACGGCGGAAAGTCATAATCGCGTTCGGAGCCGATGCAAAATTGGCAAGTTGCGGGAAATAGAACCCATTATCAGATACATTTTTGTGGGCCCATGTGATTACTGAATTAGGGCAGATTATGGTGATCTCTTGCCCAATTGCTCCATCGGTCAGCGTGTTCATCGTTGTGGGGCCAGAGTTGGCGAAGAAGACATTACAGAGAGCCATGGACATCCCATCCGTAAGCGCCCCCTGGATGGTGTTGGCCGTTGCCTGCTGAGGGTAGTTGACGAAGGAACGGCTGTAACCATCTACATAAATCTTGTCACCGACATCCGAGTTCTTATTTGCGCTGATGGAGATATTAGACCCACCCCCGATAGGAAAAGCAGTTTTGATGTCAGCATTAGTTCCAGCCAAATGACAAGAACTAATATTACCGATGGATTGAATAGCGTCAATGTAGATGGCATTTTGCGTTGCCCACGAAAGTGTCGAACAAATGTTGAACCACCCACCATAAGTTCCTGTGATACGGACTCCGGCCCCTTTACCGTCTGCTGCTCCAAGCCCGTTATTCTCGAAATAGCACTCATTACTGAGATTCAGGCCTTCAACATTCTCTGCCCAGATTCCGGCGGTACCATTATTCGTGTTGGCTACCCTATCATTTGAGTAACCACAAAATTCAGCGTCAAAATGATCAAAGTCAATACCTAGTATGAAATCTGTATCGGTACCATTCGCATAGAAACCGTGACTCCCACTGACATAGGACCGACTATTAATCACTTGCATGTGATTCACAGAGGCTCCTGAGACTGGATGTATATTCCACCCATACAATGTCGAGTTAAGGATTTCTACTGTATCAAATACAGTCAGAATTGATCGTCCAGTAACTGAAATACCAATAGGGAAATACTGAATAAACAGATTTTTGAAGTGGTTAGAATCGTTGATTTGAGTGGTGCTAATAGAACTAATGGCCGGCGTCGTTCCAGTCGCTACCCCACCCGAGTTGTCAAAACCTAGATCCTCGATGTGGTCATCAACTAATGGCCCATTCATGTTTCCAATTGAAATTACTGGGGCATTAATAGCAGGAGTCAGCCGCGTGGCGCGTTTGCCCTTTCCCCTGATAGTGATTCCAGATTGAGTTAGTACAATGTTACACTTGATGAGACCACGGGGGCAGTTGATGACACCACCCGCGCTACCGTTGATATGAGCCAGAGCATTTATGGCATTGGCGAATGCTGCGGAACTATCCTCTACCCCGGATACATCCACAGTTCCAAAGTCGGTTAGATCAACTGTCTGTAAGTTTTTACTTGCCTGCGTCGTTGCTACCGCTCCCGTGAACGGCGCCTTGTATCCCACCATCTCCGCGCCCTGGCCGGCGCCGGTGGCGGCGAGATTGGCTTGGAGGGCTTCGGCGGAGGGTGTGAGGGCTGGCACATTGATGAGGCTGCTACCTGTGGCATCCCATGCGAGGGCTGCGTTGGGGGTGGGTGTCGGAATAGTCATGCTGGCCGAAGGCGCATTCCGGAACTTCAGGCTGCGGTCGAGCTGCTCCTGCTGCTGCTGGTCGATCATGGTGAGCCGGTCGAAGACATTCTCGTGGATCTCCGGGAAGAAGGCGCCCTGGTTCCGGATGCTGGTGGGCTGGGTCAGGTCCACGATGCGCTTCACGGTGACCATCCCCGTGGCATAGGCCTGGACGGTCGTCACACTCCCGCCCGAGGTGCCCGCGAGAGTCACCGAATAGTCCGAGTTCTGGTTCAAGAGAGTCTCATTCCCGTCGGCGTCCGTGAGCGTCACGGTCAGGTCGGAAGCGGCGTTCACCGGGAAGCTGAAGGGGAAAGAGGTAGTCACCCCATTGCAGGGGAAGTCAGCACGGGAGAGAGTGGTCGAAACGGTCATGGTGGTCTCCGGAGGGCCGGGTGTACCGGCAAAGGAGGTGGCGGTTTAACTAAACGAAGTAGAACCCAGAGATCGTTATGTCAGCGTTGGCGGACCAGGCGGGGAGAAACCCGTTGTCATTCCCGCCGAGGATGAAACCGTTGGGGAGCGTCGAGACCCCACTCGTGATCGCCTGCATGGTGGAGTTGGTCGCAGGTACAAAGGGCAGGTTGAAATAGGCGCCTCCTCCTCCAGAAGAAGCCGTGCTGGTCGTGGCCTGGATCCGGAGGGTGAAGAACACCACCCTCCCGATGCGGGTGTAGGTTCCGGTGTAGGTGGGGGTCCCGACGACCGTCAGACCGGTGAAGGTGGGAGTCCAGGTATTCTCCTGGTAGTTCCCCAGGGCCGTCCCGCCGATATCCGTGGTCAGGCCTGCATCAGGCGGCAGCTGGTCGCGTCTCATCGGTGCCCTCCTTCCGCAGGGTTCTTGCCGAGGAGGGTATTCTTCACGAGCTCGGTGGTGTTGGCGGGCCGCTCCTGACCGGAGTAGACCTGCTGGAGGTAGTGAGCGGACTTCACGGCCTGGGTGGTGCCACCGATGCCGAAGGTATGGCCGAAGGCCTTGGCGGCGTCGAAGCCAGCTTTGGACCACTCCACCTTCCCTTGAGCGGCCTCTCCCATGCTCATGAGCGCCTGGGTCTGCTCCTCGAAGATTCCGAACAGGGGGGAGAACTTGAAGTCCTTCCCGCTCTTCCCGGTCTTCATGGCGTCCGCGATGTTCCGCAGGATGGGGATGGAGCTGGCCCCGAAGTGGAGGGATTCCAGGATGGCCCACTCGGCGGGGTCCTCCTTATCGGCGGGCCCTCGATTCTTGAAGAGCGCGCCAGCCACCGCAGGGATCATGAGCGTGAGGAGGGCCGTGGAGCCCGCCTGCTTGGTGGCGCCCAGGAAGTCCCCGTTGCCAGCCATCACGCCGCTCTTGTGGGCGGAGTCCTCCATGTTGGCGTAGAGCTTGTTGAAGTGGCCGTAATACATTGTTGCCATCTTCCAAAACTCATTGTTCCGCATGATCGGGGCAAGGTCCTTGGCGCCGCCCGCGGGAAGAGTCATGCGCACGGCGCGGTCCCCTTCCAGCGCGGCGCGCGCGGCATCCCCATGGGTTGCTAGGCCCTGGCGATAGGCCCCGAGCCAGGTGGGGATGCCCAGGGCCACGTCCGCCAGCAGGATCCCGTGGAAGGCGAACTTCATCACCTCAGAGTTGGCCTTCATCAAGGGGAGCACCAAGCCGCGCACGGTCTTATTGGCCGAGGCTGCCAGGCTGTTCGTGAGCTCGCCCCGCATGACGGAGCCCATGTCGCGGTCGTAGTTCTCGCCCCGGTTGGCCATCTCCCCGGAGAGCTCGCGGACCATCCTGGTCGTCTCGATGGGGTGGGCCAGGAACTCGCCGAAGGCCCGCATGAGGTGCCCGCCCTCTACGTAGTGCTGGGCCCGGGTGATGCCCGAGAACTGGACCACGGTGGTCGCCAGGTTGAAGCCCATGGTGGCCACGACCGCATTGGCTCGCAGCTGCATCATCCAGCGGGAGACCTCGCCGAGGCCCTGGACCGCGGACCCGTTCCGGTTGTTGGCCTGGTAGCGGAGCCAAGGCATGAACTGCTTCTCGTACTCGGGCCCCAGGGTCTCCCGGAGGGTGTCCCGGACGCGCTGGTCCGTCAGCAGGCGGTTGGAGTCCACCAAGAACTCGCGGTAGGCGAGATCCTTGGCGATCTTGGCGGCATGCTGAGTCACGATCTGCTCAAAGTCCAGCAGGAGGGGATAGGTGGCCTTGGTCCGCTCCTTGGTGTAGCCGGTGGAGGTGGTGGCCCGGACGTAGCCGGAGCCGCTGTCCATGACGCCCTTGCCCGCGTCGATGTCCTGGCGCATGCCCACGCCGCTCTCTCCGGGATCGGCCACGAGGGGATAGTAGCCGCCGCGAAGGTTGGCGATGGTGTTCCCCTTCTCGTCCACGGCGGCAAAGGGCTTGGCCTCCACCCACTGAGGCTCCAGGCCGGTCATCTTGCGCTGAAGGTCCCCGATCTCCGGGCGGAGGGATTCGAAGGCATCCCAGACCTTCTGGACGAACTCCCACTCGGGGGCCGTGAGCTTGGCCAGGCCCCGGCCGATTTCGGCCTGGGACTCCATGGAGGTCCAGCCCCTGCCATGAAGGAGCTTCTCCCAGTTCTGCTCGTTGCCCCGGTTCAGGGCGATGGAGATGAGCTGCTTCCGGTTCAAGTCCCGGTCCATGCCGGGGAGCCGGATGCCAGTGAAGTCCAGCATGGAGTGCTTGATCTCGGTGGGGATCGCCTCCAGAGCCTCCTTGATGGGCATGGCCAAGCGTTCGGCCAGCTCGTGCTCCTTGTTCTGCGCTTCGCTGGCCCGGTTCATGAAGTGCTCGTGCCATGGCCCCGTGACATCCCCGCCGTCCAGGCGGTCCATGAGTTGCTCCATGGGGAGCAAGACGGCATTGATGTGGCTCGCCTTGGCGGCCAGCCTCTCCCCGGCCGTCAGGGTGGAGCCCGCCAGCGGCACGGCCTTGCTCTTCAGGTTCAGGGTTGCGGTGTTGACGAGGTTCTCCACGGCTGTTTCGTAGTCGATGGCCTTGCCCGCGGCGGTGACCTTGTTCGCCCGCCGGGCGATGGTCTCGATGTTCTTCAGGGCGTCCTTCACGGCCCGAAGCTCGGAGAGCGGGACCTCACGCCAGTTCTTGACCTGGCCCTCGCGGTAGAGGCTGGGGTCAATGTCGACCTCCTCCCCGGCTGCGCGTTGGTCCGCGGCCCACTCGGCGAGGCTCTTCCGGCTGTCCAGTTCCTTGTTGGTGACTTGGGAGAACTCATACCGCCCGGCCAGCGCGTTCCACTGGTCCCGGTAGTCGCTCCCGGCCTTGCCCAGCATGGCCTGGAACCTCCCCGTCTGGCCGTCCTTGCCATAGGCTGCGATGTCCCTGGCCTCAGTCTTGGCCTTGGTCGCCTCCAGGTAGAGGAAGTGGTTCAGGAGCTCCTTCTGCTTGGCGTCCCCAGCGGCCGCATAGTCGTCCACGGCCATGGCCTTGAACGCCTCTCGGGAGGCCTGGCGGCTGGCCACGAGGTAGCGGTAGGGCTCCAGGTCCCGGACGGTGGTCTGCTCCACCAGCTCGCGGGCCGCATCCCGGAAGGTCTGGATCGGAGGAACCTCCTGCACTGTGGCCCGGGCCTGGGCCTTGCCCTCCTTGACCTGGGCCTGCAGCTTGCGCAGGGCCTGCAGCTCGGTCATCAGGGCCTTCTCGCGGTCCGCGTTGTGCAGGATCTCCAGGGCTGTCTCCGCAATGGAGCCGTCCGTTAGCATGTCGCCGTGGCGCTGCTTCATGAGCAGGTCCGCATCTGCCTTGATCCTCTCGTTCCGGGGGGCCATGCGCTTGAGGGTCTGGATCAGCTGGTCCCCTGAGTCGAATCCCAGGACCTCGGCGGCGCTCTGGGCGTCCATGCCGCCCTCCTTGCTGTAGACCCACTTGGCGCCGTGG